TAATAATATGGAAGGAATGTTTTCAACTGCAACAGCATTTAATCAAGATATAAGTACTTGGGATACAAGTGCAGTTACTAATATGTTTAGAATGTTTAGGGGTGCTACAGCATTTAATCAAGACATAAGCGCTTGGGATGTTAGTCAAGTAAGTAACTTTGTTCAATTTATGACAGGTAAAACTTTTAGTAATTACTCTGCTGTTAATTTAGATGCTATCTATAATACTTGGAGTTTAAATCCAAGTGGGTTGCAGTATGGTATTACAATAGATTTTGGCACTATAAAATACACAGCAGCAGGACAGCTTGGTAAAGATGATTTGATTTTTAATTATGCTTGGACTGTAAACGACGGAGGGATATAACTTATGAAAAGTAATTACATAGCAACGCTTTATTTTATTGTAGGTTTTTTAACTTCATTTTCTTTAATGGTTCAAGGCGAACAACTTTACGTTAATTTAGCAGGGTTAACATTATTTTTATATTTGCTTTTTAGCTTAACGGAAGCGCTTGAAGATTTAGGACTATGAAAACACAATTATCATTATTATTATTTTCAATACAAAAAGAAATTTTGACTCTTATATCTATTTGCTTTGCATTTTTTATACCAATAAGTGGTATTCTTATAATGATAGGAGTACTTATAGCTATTGATACTTTTACAGGAATATGGAAAGCTAACAAGTTAAATGAAAAAATAACTAGCAGAAAGCTATCTGCTATTATAAGCAAGTTAGCACTTTATGAAATTACTGTTATAATGTTCTTTCTTATAGATAGATTTATTTTAAATGATATCATATTAACTTTTTTTAGTGTACCATTTATGCTAACTAAAGTAGTAGCATTAGTGCTAGCTAGTATTGAGGTGATGTCTATTAATGAGAATTATAAGATAGTAAAAGGCATAGACCTGTGGCAGTCAATGAAACTATTATTTGCTAGAGCTAAGGATATTAAGGATGATATAAATAAAATTAAATGAGCTGCTACACAAAAGAACAAATAGAAAAGGCTGTTAAATCTAAAGGTTTTGCTTGGTTTGAAAATGGAGATTTAAATCTAAATATAGTAGGAGTCAGAAACTCAGCTACAGATACAAAGGTTACTAATCTTTTTGATGATTGTTTAACTCTATCATATAAGCTAAATGGAGTATGGCAGTTTCATTGTTGGCAAAATACTACAGATCCAGGAACAAAAGGAGTATTAAAATTTGGTAACTCTAAAGGGATAGCTAGATTAGTGCCTGATCAGTATAGAGGAGTATATTCAATATCTTTACATAGTGGTAAATATCAAGCTCTTTGTCAAAGACTAGGAAAAGTTACTGTATGGAGAGATAAAAATAGAGATTTAGTTTATGATGAAGTAGTAAAAGATACAGGAATGTTTGGCATAAATATACATAAAGCAGGACACGATTCTACATGGGTAGATAATTGGTCTCATGGATGCCAAGTATTTAAAAAAGTAAAAGACTTTAATGAGTTTATGTCTATATGTAAAAGTGCATCTTTTTTTTTTTTTTTTTTTTTTTTTTATTAGTATTTTTTTTATGGTCCTGCTCTGCACAATACCATCTTAATAAAGCTATTAAGAAAGGATATAAATGTGAGGATTCAGTACAAATTGATACCATCAGAATCACTACACTAGATTCTATACCTGTTATTATTAATGATACTATAGTATGGGAAAAAATTATCAATACTAAAGATACTATCATAGAATGGAAAACTAAAAATGTCTATGTACCTAAGACTAGACTAGACAAAAAAATAGAATATAGAATCAAAGTAAAGACTTTATATAAAGATAGAATAGTATACAAATATAAGTATAGAGCTGAGGCACAAAAGGCAAAGTCTGAGGTAAAAAAAGCTAAGGCAGAAAGACCTAGACCTAGAGGCAATCTTAGTCTATTATTTGTAGGGGTAGGCATAGGCTTACTGCTATCATATCTCCTTAAATTTGCAAGGGAGAAATATTTGTTCTAAGTTTACACCACTTATGGTAAGAAAAAGACTGTTTTACGACATTGAGACATCATTCAATGTTTCTGTCTGCTGGAGGGCAGGCTATAACCTAACTATTAATCCAGGTGATATCATTCACGAAAGAGCTATTATCTGCATTTGCTATAAATGGGAGCATGAGCAGGATGTACAGTTCCTAACATGGGATAAAAAGCAGTCTGATAAGGCAATGATTAAAGCATTTTTCAAAGTTATGGCTCAAGCTGATGAAATTGTAGCTCATAATGGAGATAAATTTGACCTCAAATGGTTGCGTACAAGAGCCATAATACATGGACTTGATGTAATGCCATCACCTAAGACAATAGATACTCTTAAATGGGCTAGAAAGTACTTTAATTTTAATAGTAATAAACTAGACTATATAGCTAAGTATCTAGGAGTAGGTCAAAAGATGGATACAGGAGGATTAGATCTATGGAAAGATATTGTATTTAAAAAAGACCAGGAGGCTATGGATAAAATGGTAGCTTATTGCAAAATGGATGTCACTGTACTAGAGGCTGTATTTAATAAATTAAATTCCTACACTACTCCATCTACTAATTACGCTGTAAAGAATGGAGATGATAAATTCTGCTGTCCTGAATGTACAAACTATAATGTGAGACATAATAAACAGGTAGTGACTGCAGCAGGAACTATACATTATTGGATGAGGTGCAATGACTGCAGAAAACATTTTAAAATAAATAATAAAACTTATATAGAATTTTTAAAATTCAAATATAAACACTAAATTTACACTTGTTCCATGTGTTAGTGGGCTATTGACTTAGGTTGGTAGCCCATTTCTTATTTAGAATCATTATAAATTACACTTTTTTTATTGCAGATATAAAAACTTTTATTAGTTTTGTCGTATAGTTATTCACAATTTAAAAATTTAACACATGACAAAAGAACAAATGATTGAGATTATCCTAAATGAAGAGAGAGAATTATACTCTACTTACAGAGAGTCTTTAGATGCATTCGGTACTAATGATGCAGCTACTACTCATGCGATTACTAGATGGGTAGTAATAGCAAATCTATTACAAACTTTAAAAATTAATAATGAAGAAACTAATTAAGTACTTTACTCCTGTAGGAGCTGAAGAGAAAGCATTTGCTATAGCTATGCTTATTGTATCAACTGTAACATTATCAATCTTATTTTTATTCACTTTTTTAGAGCTTATATTATGAAACTATTAGACCTATACAAAACTGATAATCAATATATCTCTAATTGGTCAGATGATGATGATACTATATTTATTAAGGGTACTATACAGCCATTCACTTATAAAGCTGTTTTTACTAATAATGAAACTAAGGAGGAATCCTGGTGTATTTTAAATGATATAGAACTTAATCACTTAAGAAGTAAGCTATGACATTTAATACAATACTAAGATTTTGGACTACTAGAAGATCAGCAGAAGAGGTAAGGGGGGGATTTAATTTGCCCTTATACCTTAGATATTTACAAGTCATAAACAATAAAAGCAATGACTGAGTTTACACAATTAGCTATAGAGGTACAAAATGCCATAGCAGATGGTAATTATACTCATCAAAAATACTTAAGATTCAGGATTGGTATTTTAAAAGTCATAAAGGCAGTATGAGAAATGCTGCTAGAGATTTTGCAATGTTTGACTTAATGTATGGATTAGATATAAATATAAAAAGAGAAGATAATGAAGATGTATAAAGTAGTGTATAAGACCTTTGACTATTGGGGAGGTCCTGTAAAATTAGTAACCAGGATTATAGAGGCTTATGATCCTCAGCATGTGCAGCAGCTCATACAAAAGAATGATGATTTAATAATGCTAATTGAGGAGATATGAATGATATCATCAGGCAAAGATATCCATTTGAGCCTACTAAAAAGATAGCAGATGACTTAGGACTTAGTGAATCATCAGTATATAATAGAGCTTTTGCTATGGGTATTAAGAAAGATCCTGTATATCTTCGGTCTACACAATTCCCTCCAGGATATCTAGGTGGCAAAGCTACTCAATTTCAGAAAGGTCAAGCACCTCCTAACAAAGGACAAAAAATGTCCAAAGATTTGTATCAGAAAGTAGCTAAGACTATGTTTAAGAAAGGTAATAAGCCTATGAATACTCAACCTATAGGAACTATCCATCAGAGATCTGATAAATCAGGTAAGATGTACCTATATATTAAGCTAGCAGATTCTAATTGGCAGC